CTCAATAACAGACGTTTCTGTTGGGAGCCCGTATCATTTTGGGACTAACGGTATTTGAGGGGGTAAGTGATGGCCTCTCGACTATCACCAGCAGTTCAGGCGCTTAAGACAGGCTTCAGCAGAGAGCAAAAGGACGTTGGCACCTCTGAAGCACTTCGATCGATTCAGGGCGTTGAGCTTTTAGAGGGAAAACTTCTTAAAGACCAAGAAATTACCAGTACAACTGCCCTTATTAAGCATAATCTTGGAAGAGAGTACCGAGGCTTTATACCAGTTAAACCGATGCACGGTCATACGTTGTACATCGACGAAAGCTCTTCTTCAGACAAAGCCGAGTTTATCGCCTTGCGGGTATCTGACGAGGCCGACCTTGTTCGTATTTATGGAAGAGCGACAATCGACGGAAGCGGCGATCCCACACTCGTAACGTCTAACGGTGCCAGCGATGGCGTAAAATCAATTGCTAAGTCTGCGACTGGCACCTACACAATAACTTTGGGTGATATTTACTTTGGTGCGGAGACTTACGATTATTTTCGGTTTGGTGAGATATCAATTATCAGCAACACTACCGACGACATTCGAGGCCAAGTGGCGGTAGAGTCCGTTGCTACTGATGGCGTAATTAAGGTGTTTACCCTGACTGGCTCGACTAAAACCGACCCTGCATCAACTTCTGTTTTGCTCTTTCATTTCGTGGTAGAAAAAGCAGTAACCGCTAAATCAGATTTGTGGGTGTTCTAATGCCATTGAAGAAGCAAGTTGTCACAATGCCTTTTGCAAAAGGCTTAAACGAGAAGCTTGGCGATGGTGTGGTCCCTCTCGGGGAGCTTACGCAGGCTGAAAACGTTTCTTTTGACAAGGCAGGCCAGTTAATTAAGCGAGGCGGGTTTAGGAAAGAGGGCAACGGCGTAGCATTTAGCGATTCTTCTTATGGGTCATCCGTTTCAAATTCAAACTTTGGAACATCTTTTAGTGACACTATGCTTGTGTCAGGCCAAAAACGTCTTTGGGCTAGAACTACAGCGGGGGTTACTGAGCGGTATTATGACGCAGGCGCACTTATTTCTTGCGAACAAAAAAACGAATTCTTAAATCGAGACGGCGTCTACAAGCACGGCCCTGCTAAGGTTGGCTACATTTATAACAGCTCAACTGTCGCCTTTGCGGTCGTAGCCTACACTCAAGTGTTAGCTGACAACCCAACAAATTACTTTGTAATTGCCGAAGTAAGAGACGCGGTAACAAATAAACTCCTTCACCGCGAGCAGCTCGATAGTGTAGCCATAACCCTGACCACCTCTTCGGCGGATGCTCTTTACGATACCCCTGATCCACACGTTTGCGTTATTGGGTCAAAAGCCTTTGTAATTTATCTGGACACTGGGGGGAGCCTACTTTATTCCGGGATATCTATTCCTACGCCAGTCTCATCCGGCGCCACGCTTGCATTTTCCAGTCCCGCCTCTCTGGGTTTTTCTATAGACGCTGACAAGCCTATTTGGGATTGCGATGTAGCCACATCAGCGGGAAATGCTACTGCGGCGGCGCATGTACTTGACACCTCTACCTATCATGCGGGGGGTTGCATTGTTCTTGCTGGTCTTGTTGCTAACTCAGGCGGAACTGATGGCGATATTCGTGTAACTTACTACCGGTGCGGTGCTAACAACCTAACTCTTTCTGCTGCAACCGGAGGCTCAGGAACAACTACTTACTCAGGAACCGGGGGGACAGGAAGCAGTGACGAAGCTGTTCCCGACGCTACTTCTACAAGTGCAGTCACTGGCTCAATAAACATAACTGCCCTAAATGAAACGGATGATATGGGAGGGGCTTCGACCGGTCAGCTTTTAATTACAAGTACCTATGAAAATAGCGGCGCAAAAATTGAATTTAAGCTTCTTGACCACAACTTAACAGTTGATGCAAACATGGTTGCAAACACGCCAGGGGTCGCCTTGCGCAGCACTGCCTGGCGAGAGTCCGATAGCCTTATTCGTATCGCACTTGAGTACGCAAAGTACCCTGCAGCCAATGGCTCAAAAACCACCTTTCGCCCAAGTGACCACGTTTGTATTTCGTTTGAAATGACCCGAGCGGGGAACCAGTCAAGCCTCGTAAATGTTAAGTATATTGGCTACAATTGCAGCTTAATTTCAGAATCTTTTACTTATGACAGTGAGCGGTACATTTGCGCTTCATTTACTTGCGGCAAGCGTAACTCTTTAAGTGGAAACCTGTTTACTCTTAAGGCCCCGCCGACCGGCTCAACCACTGAAGAATGGACACCAATCGGAGCAGGTCCGACAGGGGAGCAGCCTGTAAACTTTACTTCCGACCATCAATCTGGGCTTGAAACAAGCCTGCATTTATTTAGAAGTCTTTCGAGAGTAACAAATACATCCGGCGCCACGTTTTCTTTTGGTGCAAACAGATTTACAACACTTAAGGGAATCTCTAACTCATCAAGCCAGGACGTAACGGAAGAAGTTCATAGCGTCTCACTTGTGTCGGTTGACTTTGCCCCTGATCGCACTTTTAAATCCTTGGAAACTCCCAATGGCCTTTTAATTACGGGCGGTTATCTTCACCACTATGATGGAAATACTGTTGCTGAAAATGGGTTTTTTAACTTTCCTGTTTTTGACAGTACGACTCCAGGGGTTCAAACCCCTACGGGGTCAGGCGGGTCATGGACAGGTCGTCTTGGAATTTACAGGTATCGGGCCGTTTATGAGTGGTACGATGAAATGGGAAACCTTCACCGATCAGCACCTTCTGACTCGGTAAAAGCTGAGATTTCAAGCACAACTCAATCAGTAGAGTTAAATGTTTACGTTCCTCAATTTACCCGAAAAACAACAGGTCGGTCTGATTCTGACGCAACTGGTGTTCATGTGGTTTATTATCGGACAACAAAAAATGGATCACTTTACCATCGTATCGGCTCAAAAGGCATTGATGGGACTATTGCCTCGGTTCATGTAGGTTTTACTGATTTCGGAATGGTAACGGACGAGGAGCTTGTAGATAATGAGCTTCTGTACACCGAGGGCGGCATTCCGATGAATAGCTTTGTTGGGTCATGCAAAGACTTGGCAATGCACAAGGAAAGAGCCTTTGTAACAACTTCCGAAAACGCTGTCTTGTTTTCTAAGTCAATGGGTGCTCGTGACGGCATAAATTTTACAGATACGGGTGTTGCTAGAGTTGGAAGCGAAAAACAAACAATTAATGCTATTGAAAGCGCTGGTGAGGCGTTTTTGATTTTCACCAATTTTGATGGATTTTACATTACCGGTGAAGGGCCTGACCAAGCAAATGTAGGGGGGTTTACGGACCCGAAAAGGTTTGCCCCTGGGCTTGGTGCCTTGTCTGCTTCAGACCACATGACTTCCGCTGACGGTGCTTTTATACACAGCTATCAGGGATTGGTAAGAATTTTACCTGACCTTAAGATTGACCATTTAGGTGCGCGTGCGGAAGATATTATTGGCTCTAACACAATACACTCGATGTGCTTGAATGAAGGAACTAATGAGGCCAGGTTCTTTTTAACAAACACTGTAAGTGGCTCATCTAACGAGATTGTGGTTTACCACACACTTTATAACCAGCTCACTGTCCACACTGTTTCTTATTCTGGGACAAATTACGGAGTCGGTGCTTTTTATATGGACTCTGATTTGTATAGAGTTACTGCTGATGGGAATGTCCACAAATACAGCCCTAAGACTTACACTGATAACTGCACGGGCTCCGAGGTTGTTTACACTATGCGAGTAACCACGGGTGACATTAATATTGCTGGTCTTCAAAACGCTCAGAGAGTTTATAGGGTTATGTTGCTAGGTGATTACAAGAGTGCTCATACGTTATCGGTTTCTTCATTTGTTGATTACAGCATTAACTCGTCTAGCTCTTCAAAAGTAGAAAGTTTTTCTCAGGACGTTTCTTCGGATAACGACCCATATAATTTTAGAATGCATTTTAAGAATCAAAAATGCAAAGCGGTTAGAGTTGGTGTTACCATTGGAGGAAGCTCAGCTACTGGTGAAGCTGTTGTCCTTCAGGGCTTAGCCCTTGAAGTTGGCGTCAGAGCTGGAACCTTTAAACTGCCAACAGCGCAGACATTGGCAGGGAGTTAAAAAATGGCAGCTAGGCCCACAACTACAGTTGGCGAGGTTACGTCTCTTGCTCAAAGCGTCATAAGCGACCCTCGTGTCTCCAACTCAATTGCTCGATTGATTCGGCAATCCAAGCAGCATAGGGATATTTCACAGGCTTTAATGCAAGAGCTTCAAAGTGGCGTTCTTGGTGGCGGTAAAGGCAGCGTTGCCGTAGGACAATCCCAGCAATTAGCTCGGTATCATGCCCAAATGGGAAACTTTTTTACAAATCAAGCAAAAATAAGAGGTGTAGAAGCCGCAAGCGCTGCGGCTGGTCCGGCGGCTCTTGGCTCAGCAGTTATTAGTGCGGCAGGTACTCTTATAGGTCAGGCAATTGAAGCAGGTGTTTTTGACAGTGTCGATGATGGCGCAGTAGAGGGCTCTATTGGTCAGGGCTTAAAAGACACTATTTCTCCGGGCGAACTTACAATGAAGGACGCGCCACAGACTTACATGAGTCAGCTTCAATCATCGCCAACAAGTGGACCCAGAAGAAAGTTGGGCGAAAGTCGAATGGACATGACTCTCGACACTGGGGATATTCTAACAAACGCTGCCCTTCAGAGAGATATTGGCCTAGCTGGTGAGTTTGGTAGTCAGACCTTTGACCCTAATCAGCCGTTTAGCTCTGTTGTGACTGCTCCAAGCTTAAGGACAGAAGGTTATCCTTCAATGGGCATTGCTCCCATGGACACGTATGTTGAAAAAAGCGTTGCTCCAGAGGTTTATTCGGTAAAATCGCCCGAACCTAGTGCCGGTCCTGAAGACCTTATGAGCTTGGCAGATATTAATAAAACAATAGATATGAAGCCAAGAAGCATACCCGCTAACGACATGCAGGGGGCTCTTGGCCAAAAAGGGACAAAGAAAGACGTGGCCTCTTCAAAGCTTCAAGAGCTGGGGAACATGACAATGAATGAGGCAATTGAGGCCATGCGTGACCCGAAAAAACAAGAAGAGTTTCAGGAATACCTTAAGGTTCTTGGAGGGACGAAATGAGTCAAAGAAGATATATGGGTCCAGGAAGCAACCCTGATGGTACCCGGGGAGGCGGGGTTTATGAGTATGATCGTCAAAGCGACTACGACCTTTATCACTTCGGTGACCAGTCTTTTAGCCCAAGGCAGTTTGGTGAACTTGATCCCTACGAAGAAGAGTATTTACGAGGCTTAAAAGAGCAAGAGCTTGGGCGAACCGAAACAGCAGCACAGAAGCAAATAAAGCAGGGTACTCAGCGAATGAGCGGGGCCATGCAAGGCATGGCAGCATCTCAGCAGTCAAGAAACGCGGCAGCAGCCTTGCGTGGCGGGCGTCAGGGGGCTGAAATGGTTTACGCTCAAGGCCAAGAGGCCCTAGGCGTGCAAGAAGCCCAGGACAGGCAACAAGGGGCTGATGCTTTTCGCCAGGCAGCTCTTGGTAAAATTTCAGGTGCCGGGATGCAGCGAGCACAGCAGTCGGCAGCGCAAAGAGCAGCAGGGTATCAAATGGCGGGCGCAGGCGTTGCCGGTGGCGCCGCTATTCTTGCTGCGCTTATTCCTTTTATGTTTCCGTCTGATGAACGCTTAAAGTCTAATGTGTCCGAGAAAAAGGGCAAAAAAGAACTTCGAGATATGCTTGGTAAAATGCGACCCGCTAATTACGATATGGGCGGGAAAAACGAGTCTGGAATTATTGCCCAAGACTTAGAACGCTCTGAAGCTGGCCGAGAAATGATTAGGCGGGGTCCGGCTGGTTTGCGAATGGTTGACCCTCGCGAAGCCTCTAAAAAAATGTTGGCAGCAATGGCTTTAATGCACGAAGACAATGAGAACCTAAAGGCTCGACTTGCAAAGCTTGAAGGCAAGAAAGGCGGTAAGTGATGGCACAGATACCTCTTTATGACGCGGAAACTGATGAGCTGGTAAATGAGGCAGCACTGAAAAAACAAGAAGATAAGCGCTTAAGGCAGCGTCCTCGTAAGTCTATTACCGAAATGCGGTTAGCGGGTGGTCTTGCAGGCGGGGAGTTTATGCGTGATTACACGTCTACCCCTGAATATCGCCAAAGAGCTGTTAGAAAAAGCCTTGAGAGGGCCCAATCTGTTGGTGAGCAAAATTTGGCTACTACGGAAAAACGCCTTAGCGAGCAAAAGGCTTCCTTGGATGCCGCACAAAGAGCCGACGAACAGCAAGTCCAAGCAGGCGTAGAGAGGGCGATTAACGACGCCTTTCAGAGAGCCTACGAAGAAAACAAAGCGATGGGCTTAAGCGAAGAAGCGGCCCTTGTTATGGGCCGACAAGCTGCCAATGACGCTCGTGCTTTTTTTGAATCTTCTGCCGCAGGCAAACCAGCTCAACTTCAAGCCCCGGCAGACCCAGTAGCTTCAGGGGAGGCTATGCAGCAAGCTCTTGAGCGAAAAGATGCAGGGCTTGAGTCTTTGTACGGTGCTCGCATATCTCAGCTAAGAGGCTTAGGGTCACAATTAGAAGAACAGTACGCCGCTGAAAGGGGCTCAGCACTTGCGGAGCAGTCAGTACTTGCCAGGCAGACTGAAGACGAGACAGATATTCGGAGAGCTTACCGCGAGCAGGAAAAAGCTCGAATTGAAACCGAGAACGTTAATCGTCAAATAAGAGCAGAGGCAAAGGAAAAAGCGCAGCTTGATATAGATGAGGCTGTTAATGAAGTTGTAAATTTTAAAATTGACCCTAAACGATTTTACAAAGGCACAGGTTCAGCCATTGCGTCGGCTATTGCGGTGGCTCTTGGTGAGTTCGGCAGCAAACTTGCGGGTGGTCCGAATACGGCTTTGAGTATTATTAATAGAGCGGTTGACCGTGACATTGACGCCCAGAAAGCAGAGCTTCAGAATTTAAAGTACGGCGCTTCTGCTGCTGGTAATGCCTATAAGCGATTGCTTGACCGTCACGGGGACTCCGAAAAAGCTGAAAGACTCGCAAGAGAGCAGGCGCTTACTTATGTTTCAATGCAGCTTGGGGAAGTTGCTGACAGGTATAAGGTGCCTTTGCAAGCGTCAAAACTTGGCCAGCTTATCTCTGGCATAGAAAAACAACGAATCGCCAACGCTATGACTCTTTCAGATAAAGAGTTTGAATCCAGAATTGCCGCTGCAAAACTTCGACCAGCAAAAGTTGGAAAAATGGAGCAGAAAGATACTGAGTTTTTTCAGGATATGGCTGAATTTTACGATGGTATCGGAGAGCTTAAGGCTGACTTTGAACAAATAGGTGGGACATACGCGAATCAAGCCATGCGCTGGGCTCTTTCAGGAGAGTCTAAAGAGAAGTTTTTTCAATCGCTTCCTGACTTCCTTGCTCCTGACTTTGCAGAAAAAATAGCGCAGTTTGGAGAACGCGGAAGGCTTCTGTCAAAAACTCTTTCAAAAATGAAAGAGGGCGGCAAGATTTCAGATATGGATTTGCTGTTCTACATGGAGCGTATGCCGTTATCGACTGATAATGATAACATGATTAGGTATAAAATGGGCGTTCTTGAGACTCTTGCCCGAAACGCATTAAGGATGCGGCGCGATCTTACTCAGGGTGAGTTTGATAAGTTTAACAGAGAGCTTAAGGCAAAAATGACACAAAGCGGGGTTACGTCGGCTACTGGTGACGAATCAGCAAGAATTAAAAAAGCACTCGGGATTAAAGACTAATGGCGACGCAACTCTATAACTTTGAAACAGGCAGTTATGAAAGTGTACCTGATGAAAAAGTTCAGGAGTACATTCTTGCGGGTGGGCATACCTTTGGAGAAGACCAGCAGGTTGGTATCGTTTTGCCAAACGGTCAGGGCTACAGGGTTGCAGGTAAAAAAGCGGCCCAAGCCCTTAGTCTGGGCGCTAAATTTGAATCAGAGTCGGACGCAATTAGGCGAGAGTACCGACAAGAGTATGGGAGCGGTTTTGATAATGCGCTTCTAGCCTTTGGTGCGGGTGTTGGCCGTGGTGTAACTCTTGGGCTTTCCGATGCTGTTCTTACGCAAACAGGAATGGCTGACCCTCGGGTTTTAGATGCTTACCGTGAAGAGTTTGGAGGCTTAAGCCTTACTGGTGAAATTGGCGGGGCTATTCTTCCCGCGTTTTTAACTGGTGGTACTGGTGGTGCGGCTACTCTTGCCAGGTTGACTCCTGCAGGTGCTGTGTCACTGGCATCGACAAAAGTGGGCCAGCAAACGGCAAAAACATTAATTGCAAAATCAGCCACAGATTCTTTATTGCGAAAAACTGCACAAGCAGGGGTTAGCGCTGGCGTAGCCGCTGGGCTTGAGGGAACTATCTACGGTGCAGGCATTGAGCTTAGTGATTACGTTTTAAAGGATAAACCTAAATCTGCCGAACAAATCCTTAGCAATATAGGACTTAGTGGTTTTCTTGGTGGGGCACTAGGTACAACAATTGGCGGTGGCGCCGTTCTTTCTCTTGGCGGGGCAAAAGCGCTTGTTCAAAAAACAGTGCGAATGATTGAAAAGGTGTCTGATTCAAAGCTTGTTGAGGGCTTTACAGATACCGTTGCCAACGTAATTGCTAAGGCAACGGGTGAAGACCCTGCTACGGTTCAACGTTTACTCAAGCTGGGCAAAAAAGACCAAGCTGCTAAGTTTGGCGGCGTTGATGATGTTATTGAGCAAAACGAGAATCTTCTTAAGAGCATTCGGGCCGAAGAGGTTGCACTAAAAAGAGACAAGATAAACAAGCGAATTGCTGACAGGGCAAGAAAGAATGCCGAAGATCAAGCCATCGGGGCACGCCAGGAAGCGTTTGAAGATATTTCGGCAAACCTGGAAAGAGAACGTCGAGCAATCGTAGACGAGCTCTCCGAGGATGAAATTTCAGTAATTCTTGAAGACCTGCATATAAGCGGCAAGCTTGACGATATTGATGCCGATATTCACGAGTTAAGAAAAGCCAATAGCGATATACGGGCGGCATTTGTTGAAGACAATCTTGGCCTAGTCGAGAATCATGCGCTTGCAAGAGAGCAAGAGATTATTCGTCTTAATTCCTTAAACGAGCAGGCAAGAATAACAAGAGCGACAATTCGCGGCAAAGATATTACAGGGCAAGAGGCGTTGTCTGACATTAGGACAAGCGTAGACAACGCCAGGCTAATGGCTAAGGATGACCTTGCGGGACTAAAAAGGCAACGCGCTGATTTTATCGGAAGGTTCACGGAAGAGCAGATTGACGCGGGGCTCGTTCAGCTCAGAGCTCAAGGGCATCTAGAAGAAGAGCTTTTAGACATTGCAAAAATGACTAAAGAGCAGAAGCTCGAGTTTGCCGAAAACAACGCTGAGTTGATGTTTAGAAAAGCTGAATCTGATGCTGAAAGAGCCGAGCTTTTTAGAACCATTCAGGAAAAAATGGTTGCTGACCGTGCGCTTAAGCTAACGGTTAGCGATGATATTTTAGCTCAAAGAGAAAAGGTTAAGGAAGCTGCTGAAGGTGCTCGCTCTGAAATGGACGAGTTAATGGCTGATGCAAACAAGCAGTTTTATAACCTTGCCACTGAAACGACTAGGTCCCTTGACGAAGCTGTTCATGGAATGGAAGAGCTTAATACGTTCTTTCAGGCTGGTGGCGTTGCTGGTGGCGGTGGAGTTAAGGAAGGGTTTTTCTCTCAACTATTGCCAAAGATTGGCGCGGGTAATGATGAAACAACTCGAAACGCTCTAACCAGTGCTTTAAATATTGCCAAAAGACTCGAAGGCGTTGAAAGCGTTTTAGCCGCAAGTGATGACGTATTTTTTAGCGGCGGAAGCTATGGCAGGCTGCTTAATAATTTTAGGTCAAGAATTTCTCGATCAGTGCTAGAAGCCGCAAACAAAGCCTCAACGTCAAAAGGTGGGCAGCGGATATATATCGGTCTTGACGACATGAGCCCAAATCAGCTTCAAGCTGCTGCTCAGGATTTTCTTCAGGGCACGGGTTTTAAGTCAAGCGCCGATGCCAATAGAGCAATATTTCGAGAAGTAGATGACCTTAAGCGGCGACTGCAAGAAGAGTTCTATCGAAAGAGCTTTAAGGAAAACTCCCCTGAACGACGAGCGGAAAGCGGCCTTAAAGGAATATTCGACGAGATTGACGATACGTTTCTGAAAAACAGTGAGCTGTTTGGAGATGAAGCGGTTGATATGTACACCGAGATGAACTCGGCCATGAGCCAGTACCTAAAAGCTCGGGGTTTATTTCGGCCAAAATTCAGCCAAAGATCTTTAGATTCTTCACTTGGCGAGTCTAAGCAAGGGGCAATAAATACGGTCCTTAGAAACATTACCAAGGAAGGGCATTCAAGCGTCAATAACCGTCGTCTTCTTATGGGATACCTCGACGCTGCTGAGAACCTGCAATCTCAATTTGCCAAGTATTATCCGAAAGAAGCGGCCCAAGCAGGAACGGCGCTGGTTAAAGGTAAACCCAGTGCTCCTGTGTCTGGGCTTAAAGAGGGCTTTGATGCAGCTTCACGGCAGGCAATGGAGAGCATTAAGCGTGTTCGGGACAAGATTTCACGGGCGGAAAGAAACCGCCACTCAATGGACGCCTTTGAGGCAATTACTGGCCAGCGGATTCATTTGGATGAGGTAGGCGACGACGTTGCTGCCCACTTAAGCGGATACAGTGACAAATTGAACGACCTGGCAGTAGCGCGTGGAGAGCTTGAGCGACTAAGTAGGCTTCGCCGCGCCATCGGTTCAGACACTTTTGAAGACGCTAAAATGTTTTCGGCTGAAACCAAAGAGCTTGCGGCAGCGCTCCAGAAAACACTTAAGGGTGACAAGCTAGAAGAAATCAGAAGAATGTCGGTGCTTGCTGATGAGCACGCAGGAGCATCTAAAGAGCTTAGTGATTTAAAGAATAAGATAAAAGAAAGAAAGCTAGAGGGTGCGGCTGAAAAATCAACCGTTCTTCAAAACCTGAAAAAGCAGGAAATTGCCGCACAAAGTCGTTCAGATAAAATTCAGGCCGAGTTAAGAGACGCTCACGAAAAAGTTAAGAACACCGTTCGACGCTCTATCGAAGAGGAAAAGACGCTACTTGATAAAATTGCAAAAGAAGCCGATGACCTTAAGTCGAGCAGTAACCTAAGAACAACTCACGAGAAATACGCAAAAGCCAAGCTAAAGGCTGATCGCGATAAAAAGATTTTTGAAAAACAGCGTAAGATTGCCGACCTTGAAAGACAGATAAAGGTAAACAAGAGCAGGCTTGGGGAAACCAAAAAGCTCTATACAAAGAAGAGAAAAGAGCGCGGCCAGACTTTTAAGAATATTGACGAAAGACTTCAAAAAGAAAAGAAGCAGCTTAAAAAAGACCTGGACGATATTAAGGCGCAAAATCGAGCAGACAAAGCGTTTGATGCTGACCAGATAGATGAGAGAGAGATTCGTCTACTTCTTAGAAAGCAGGCGGCTCAAGATATTTTGACCAATGCCCGTAAAGGAAAAGACGCGGGCGGGTTAGGCTCTGCTGTTCTTGCGGGAGCGCTGGGGTCTGTTCCTTTTGGCCTTGGTGGTGGGGTGGTTACGGGTCTAGCGGTTTCAATGACTAAGCCCACGTCTTTTGCTCATATTACCACTGGCATGTGGGCAATGACTGAGGCAACCGAAAAGGTAATGGCTCGCGGTGTTGACATGGTGGTTGACAGTCTTCTGGGTCGAGCTGTCCCGGCAGTCCCTAGCAACCGTGTAAACAAGCTACCTTTGTTTCTGGGGTCACTTTCGGCGCTAGCTGAAGCAGATACACCAGGAGAACGAAAAAGCGAGTACGTGAAGGCTCGAGAGCGTTTAACGACATTGGCTCGAAACGAGGAACTTTTAACCAACACCTTAAATAAGTCTACAAAAGAAATTGCCGAGATTGACCCTGAAATGTCTCAAGAGCTTCAGATGCAGGGGGCTAATGTTGTGGGCTACCTTGACGCGCATCTTCCTTCCAGTAATCCAGGACTAGGAAGAGGGGCGCTCGCTAAAAACATTCCCCCAACAGATGCAGAGATCAGGAAAGGCATTGAGCTTGTTGAGCTTTGTGAGGACCCTGTTAATGTAGTGTGTCGAAATTTTGCAAAAGGAACCCTGTCTGCTCAGGAAATCGACATGTGTCGAAGCTGTTTCCCTGACATACTGGAAACCATTGTTGCGCGTGTTCATGAAGGCTTGGCAAGAGAGAAGCAAAAGGCAATAGATGCAGGCCGACCTGTTCCGCGCCTGGATTACGGTAAGCGCCTGCTTTTGGATAGAGCCACCGGAGGTGGCACAGAGGGCACTATGTCAGGTGAGTTTATTCTGACCTTCAATGAGGTCATAGCCCCCTCTGACCAAGGCCCTGCAAGCCAAACAAAAGGTAAGAATTTTAACCCCTTGAAAAAGGGTGTAGACCGAGCGACACTACCATTACAGACTGCAATGACATAACCATTTGAGTTGAAAATATGACTCGGCCTTGTGCCCTAGGAGGATTTTGAGATGAGAACGCTAGTATTTACGGCTGACCATTCAGCGACAACTGAGCTGACAGCTATGACCTTGGATGTCCAAGAACATTCAACCGTAACTATTCGATGCCTTTGTGACCGAGGCGGCACCCTTAAGACGAAGTATGTTTTTGACAGCGGCAAGGTGGCTGATGACCAGTCCCTTACTGTTGCGGCGGCTGCGTTATCAAGTGGTGTTTATACTAACATGACCACAGCAGTGTTTGATTACAAAGTGGGCAAGATTCAGATTACCTTTGCCCCGGCAGACGGCACTTCTGGGTTTACTGAAATTGAAGTTACAACGGCGAGGAAATAGTTATGAGCAACACTAAAATTTTTGGAGCTAATCACGGTATTGCTACGGCTAATGTAATTCCAGACAACAACGCTACGGCTCTCGTAATTCAGGACACTGCGGGTGAGCAGTTTATGAAAATAACGACGACGGACGGTGCCGAGCAGCTAGAGCTGGGGGTCGGTGCGGGTGATGGCGGCGAAATTAAAAACGCAGGGCTAATCATTCGTGAGGTTGACGGCTCTCTACCAGAGCTTCAGATTTGTGATGAGATGGGATTTATCGGCGACACTGACACTCAGATGCGCCTTAAAACCGCTAACACCATTTCCTTTAAAACTGCTGGCACTGAAAGAATGGCCATAGGTCCGACAGCGGTTATGATTGGAACAGATATAGATGATATCACAAGCCCAAACTCGCTGCATGTAAGAAATGACAGTGTAGCTGCCCAGGCATGTTTTCAGCGTGACTCGGGCAAGATTGTCGTTGAAGCGTCAGGCGCAAACACAACGCTGAACAGCAACGTCGACTTTAGGGTTCAAGCGGGAAGTGCGATTAGACAATGCATTGCTAGCGGATCAGGCAATGTTGGTTTTGGCACCTGTTCTGCAACAGCCGAAGTTGAGACGGTTGGACACCTAGGTACAGAGCTGACCGATAGCGGCGGCACTGCATCAGTAAGCACCAGCGGCTCAAGCACTACTTTGACGGGTGTAAATACTGCGTTCACTACTGACTTTCACGTCGGTGCAGCGATTAAAGTTGGAACTGTTACGACCACTGTAACGCAAATCAATAGCGATACTGAGCTAATTCTTGAAGACGCCATCAACACCAGCTCAACCGGCGTAGCTTGCAAACGTGACGGCGGCGAACTTTTTGCGGTGAAGACTGGAGACAGTAAATCGGTCATGGCTGTAAACTCTACCGGGGTTTTAACTCTAAGCTCATCATCTGGCGTTACTAGCTCAGCAGGAAACATTGCCATTGGGGACGCAAGTATTCTTGATGCAATTGAAGAAGACGGTGTTTTAAACACCATTATTTCGCAAAGAGGTTCCGGCAGCTGGGCACTTTCAAGCGCGGCAAATAATATCATTATTGGCTTTGGTTCTGGTCTTGATATGACGAGCGCGCAGCGCAATGTTGCTATTGGCACCTACGCACTTGATGACGTTACCTCAACTCAAAACACAGTCGCAATCGGAACAAACTGCGGGAGAAAATCGGGCAACGATTGTGTTTACATCGGCCACAATGCCGGAGATGCTGCGACAGGGGCACACAATACCGTTATCGGAAAAGGCGCATTTTCTGCGACCTGCTCAGGGACCAATAACGTGGCAATCGGCAGGGATGCGATGGGCGCGTTCACCGGTTCTGATTCAATTGCAATTGGAAAAGAAGCGCTTGATGCAACCTCGTCGACCAGGGCGGTTTCTGTTGGTTACCAAAGCCTAACTGGTTTAACTGCAACAACAACGGACAACACGGCGGTGGGCCACCAAGCAGGAGACGGCCTAGACGACGGCAACAAGTGCTTGTTTTTGGGCTCAGGTGCAGACACGACGGATGCTGATGGAGATAACCAAATTGTAATAGGCTACAATGCAGCAGGCCAAGGGCCTGACACTGTTATGCTGGGCAACAGTGACATAGGGGGTCTTCATTGCTATACCACATCTGTTACGTCGCCATCTGATTCCAGAATTAAAAACAATGTTGAGAATTCAAGCCTTGGCCTTGATTTTATCAATGCTTTACGACCGGTTAAATATCAGAAAAAGCACCCGTCTGAATTCCCTGAAGAAATTAGAGAAGCGCGATGGGCAGACCAGGAAGTTACTCGGACAAGAAGCACCGACGACGGCGGAACCGAGGAATACACTGAAACAATCCCGGCAGACACCAAGGCAGCCGACTGGCAACCTCGCACTGAATACGGCTTAATTGCTCAAGAGGTTAAGGCCGCGATGGATGCCCACGGCGGGACCGACTGGCAGGGTCACACTGTTTTACTTTCTGGAATGGAAGCGTTAAGTTACGGTAATTTGGTCACTGTTTTGGTCAAAGCCGTTCAGGAGCTTTCGGCTCAAAATGAGAGCCTAGCCGCCAGAATTACCACGCTTGAGGGTGGTGACTAACGTGGAAGATGCACTGCTACAATCCGGAGGCACGGCAGGTCTTATCGCCGCGATATGGGGAGTTGCAGCGGCCATCAAACAGCACAAAGAAAAGAATAACGGTGGTTCAACTTACACTCGAATAACTATTTTAGAAAACAAAGTGGGTGAACTCCAGGAAGAGATTACCCAGATTAATGACAAGCTAGTTAAAACGCATCGTGACCTTTGTGAGTTTCGAGAAGAGTTTAGAATCTTTCTAACTAGGCAGGAAACACGGGAAGAGATGCGGCGGGAGATGTCGAAATGAAACCGGGAATCAAGACAAGTGAAATGATTATTACTCTAGTCGGTATGATTGGGGGATGTATTCTTGCTTCGATTGAAGGCAACCAGTGGACACAGATTATTGGTGGTATCTTAGCGGCTGTGTGCGGCTCAAGCTACACCATGGGCCGGTCAATGGTAAAAGGCAAAGAAGCCATTGGTGCAGCTCAGGTAGAGGCAGCTAGGCATCTAGCAAAAAAGGAGTAGCCGGTGCTATTGCGGGAGGTTTGGCGAAAGCATCGGCGCTTCCGGAAAACACGGTTGACCTTTTACTTGGTGCTACTGTTGGTCCTGGTGGCCCCAGGGGTGTTGGTAGCCTGGATGTTAAACTAGGGCACGATATATTTGCATTTGCATCTGGCGAATTTGCTAACTCGGGCGACTGGACCGCAGCGGCAGGTCTAAAGATGAGGTGGTGAGATGGCAGTAAAAAAAGACTCACGATTGAAACGGGCCGGGGTTAGCGGGTACAATAAACCAAAGAGAACACCGAGTCACAAAACCAAATCGCACGTTGTTGTTGCCAAGGTTGGTGATAAGGTTAAGACGATTCGGTTTGGTCAGCAGGGTGTTACCGGTGACCGCAAAATGACGGCACGGGCGAAGTCTTTTAAAGCTCGTCACGGCAAAAACATTTCCAAAGGTAAGATGAGCGCGGCTTATTGGGCAAACAAGGTGAAGTGGTAATGGCGGCAAAACGAAAAGGCTTGTATGCAAATATTCATGCAAAGCGAAAACGAATTAAAGCAGGGTCAGGCGAAACAATGCGGAAGGTTGGGAGCAAAGGGGCACCTACAGCTAAAGCATTCAAGAAGGCTGCTAAGACAGCCAAAAAGAAGCGGAGAAAGTAATGCCACAGGGTAAGGGTACATACGGTAGTAAAGTAGGGCGACCACCGAAGGCAAAGAAAACTATGCCTAAAAAGGCCAAAAAAGTTAAAGCCAAAAAGAAAAAGTAATGGGCAAGGTAGGCCAATACTTTTCGGCGTCAGAATTCGCGTGCAACTGCTGCGGTAAAACAAATCCCGCCCAGTCGCTTGTTACTGTTCTTGATAGCGTTCGTAAGGTCGTTGGCCCGCTAAGAATCAACTCATCGTACCGCTGCGAGAAGCACAACAAGGCAGTTGGTGGTGCATCTCGGAGTTGGCATCTTCCGCGAAATGGTACTTGCTACGCTGCTGATGTTACTTATGTAGCCGCGACTAAGCGTCACGGTGCCTATATGCTTCGTTTATATATTGAGCTTGAGAATGCAGCTCGAAGATTAGGCACTGGGTTTGGATTAGGTCTTTACGAGAACTTCGTCCACTTCGATACTCGCGGCTCTTCACCAGAAAAAGCAAAAGCTGCTAGGTGGTTCAAGTACAATTGGCCTCGTTGATTCTTTGAAGTAGAGCTCTGCCAACTTGATAAGAAACCGCTGGCACAACAGCATTGCCAAGGGCTTTTAGTCTAGCCACCCGTCCGGGAAACCCATCATGTATGACTGGACAAAATCGGGGTTCAACATTCCCCCCATGACCTCCGGCAATTGAGGCGTATGTCCATTCTCTTTGCGCCCTTTCCCGCTCTTGAAGTCCCTCGCGCTGGGGGTTGGTAGAATCCCCTTCTTTGCTAGGCTCCCTAAGCTGTGACGAACTGGGCCTACCCGTCCGGCTGCTCCGCCTTGATTGTTTCCGTACTGTGTTGCTGTCGGGGTCGGTAGAATCATGCGCCCCTTCCCGCCGTCCTGTTTTGCCCAGTCCGTCAGGCTCGTCCCTGCGTTGGCTTTGCTGTTTGCCGTGTTCCTGCTCCCGCTGCTCTTCGCGTCTCCCGCTGTTGGGGTCGGTATTGTAGGCAATGATAAAGAGTCTATCGCGTCTATGGCACGCCCCGATGGATGCCGCGCTGATGCAATCCCACTCTGCATTGTACCCGCAAGAGGCCAAGTCTCCGAGTACGGCTCCGAGCCCCCGAGAAGTAAGAGCTGGGACGTTTTCCACGATGACGAATCGGGGTCGAATCTCGCGAATGACCCTGTGCATTTCCCTCCAAAGGCCGGACCTTTCCCCAGCCAAACCGGTTCCACTTCCCGCCAGGCTGATGTCTTGGCAGGGAAATCCTCCGCAGATGATGTCTGCATATCTGAGATTGTTAGCTCCAACTGTTTTGATGTCATCGAATCGCTCCGCTTCAGGCCAGTGCTTTGCAAGTACGTTCCTGCAAAAATCATCCTGCTCAACTTGCCAGATTGTTTTGCCGACACCCGCAACCTCGAGGCCTAGCTCGAGGCCACCGATGCCAGAGAAAAGACTACCTATCGTAAACATGAGATGCCCCACCTCCTAAGTAAATAATTTTTCATAGGGATTTGATAACCATTTACGTCGTTGCGGAGGTGGGGCAAATTTCATAACTCGTCTTGCTTCTTGCTGCGCTGAAATCGTGCAACTTCTTTCTGGATGCCTTTACTGAGCTTGCGGCGAGTCGTTAGCTCAATCCCGACTGCAACAAAAAAAAGAGCAAAGGCAAGAGCCAGAAAGCAAAGTGCGAATACTATGCCGCCCATTAGAAGGGAGTCCCACCACCGCTAGGTGTGTTCTTAGGCGTCATAAACTGCATCTCGTAGCCTATAATGTCGGTCGTGTAACGAGTGTTGCCTTCCTTGTCTTGGTACTGACCGTACTCGATTCGCCCCTCGACATAAACCTTCTGGCCCTTCTTGAGATACTCCCCGCACACCTCTGCCTTCTTTCCAAACATTGTGACCTTGTGCCACTGGGTCGAATCTTCCCCGTCTTTTTTCTTCTGGCTGGTGGCCATCGTAAATTTACAGATAGCCATGCCTTGACCAGAGAAAGCCATCTCCGGGTCTTTTCCTAAATTTCCAATCAAGATAACCTTGTTTACTGAACTCATATTGTCACTCCCTGATGTTAGATTTCTGTTGACGTTAACCGCAACAACGCCTACAGTCAAGACAGGACTAACAGAAAAGGAGTTCTTATGGAACTGAAAGATTCTAAGATTTTATCGTCAACGGACCATGCAGCCATCCAGGGCATGCATAAGTGGTCGAGCAAAAACGGTATTTTCAGGCGCGTTGTCTTTGGCGAGGAGAAGCAAGGCAACACGGATATATTGGAGCGGGGCCTATTTATGGAGCATGGCCATTCTCAAATGGTCGCCAGCAACCTTTCAAAGAACGGGTACAAGGTGGTGCTCAAACGAGCACCTACGCTGTTCTATGAGGTAGATGGTGTGCCAATGAGACTTACCGGCGACTACTTTGCCGTACCGTCTTCGCGCCACCGCAAGGCTTTGTTTGGGGTAGAGCTCAAGCAGGCGCATGGGCAGCAGCGCAGTGCGTGGGGTGAGGCAATGTCAGACGATGTTCCTGAGATGTATAAAATTCAGGCGATTATGCAGTGCTACAGGTACAGGTGGCCCTTCGTAATTCTTGACGCCGACTTTAGTCACCATGCTTTGTCGACGCCATTTCTTATTCATGCCGACAATGAGCGAGCCGCGCAGATTGAGCAAGATTCGGTTAAGTTCTGGAAAGACCATATTCTTACAGGCATTGCGCCAGAGGTTGATGATTCGGAGGCGTGCCGTAAGACGTTGCTTGAGCGAGAGAGGTTTCTTGACTCACAGCGTCAGATGACATCGGAAGAGATTGAGCACGCAAATCGTATTGTTGAAATTGTGACGATGCAGGATGAGCTTGATTCGGAAAAGAAGGAATTGCAGAACAAGCTAATCAAGTCCTCTGGCTCCTACGAGCGTCTGACCCACCCTGTCTTGGTTGGCGACGGTGGCAACGGTAAGCTTGTTGATAAAAACTTTGCGGTATTTACAGCAGACAAAAACGGCAAGCGTGCTGCTCGCTGCTATCCTAAAACATTCGCAGGAGGTCTATAATGACAAACGCACTTACACAATTAGGACCACAAAGCTTTGCTGAGGTTATGCAACTGGCTGAGATTGCATCGAAGTCGGGGCTTGTTCCGTC